CGAGCAGGTATAGCCGCGTGCTCGTGCCCGCGAACACCGCAATCGAGTCGTCGCTTTTGCGCGCGAAGAAGAACCCGCGATTGGGGCCGCCATCCGGCAGCGCCTTGGTGAATGACTGCAGGTTCTGAAACGGCCCGTAGCCGTCAGCCTGCGGCACCACGTTGAACGCGGTGTCCGTCGTCTTGCCGGCCAGCGTCGAGATGTCCGGGGCATAGTCGGGAAAGGGGACCGGCGGCATCGGGGCCATAGGTCACCTCAAAACTGCGTGGCGCGAATTATCCCGCGTCGCACAAACCGATTGCCCTCGCCCTTCAGCGATTTCCACGCCCAGTACGTGGCATGTCCCGTCGCCTTGCCAGCCGGCGGCTCCACCGGCGACATAGCCTCCGCCATCGTCGGATTACGCAGCACATGCGTCGCGATCTCGAACTTGGCACGTGAACGAATCAGCAACTCGCCATCGGTCATCCATCGGTTGCCCACCTCTGCATCGTCCACCGGCGCCGGGTAGGCGAAGAACCCGCCAATCAGGATCGACCACACCTCGCTGGGCGTCGGATAGAGCAACACCGTCTCGCCCTCGATCGCATAGCTCAGCGGCTGGCCGGACTGCGTGTTGGCATAGTTGAGCAGCCGGATGTCCTCGGGCTGCTGGCGATCGAGCGCCTGCACCGTATTGCCGATCGTGATGTTGAGATAGTCGATCCGCTGCATGGTCTGCAGCGACGTCACCAGCGGAGCGGACGGCAGCGCGGCCGAATAGTAGGGCTGGCCCGGGATCGTGTTGAAGGTCACCGGCGCGAGCGGAATCGTCTCGTTCCAGCGAAACCGCTCTTTCTGGTACTCGGTGATCGCCGTGGTGATCGCAGCCGCGATCTGGTTGGTGAGATTAGAGCGCGCGAGCTCCGAAGCAATGCGCGCCTTCATGTCTGCGAGCGTCCCGGCCATCTGTGCGCCTCATGCGGCGGCGCCGCACGCCGCTCAGTTCAGGTTGCCGGCCTTGTTGATCAGGAACGAAATCTTCACCGCGGCGTTCAGCGCGACCGAGGCGTGGATGTTCTGGATCACGAAGATCGCCTGTCCGGCCGATACCTGAATGTTGGCGATGATCGGCTGGCCGGTCGAGCCGTTCGAATCGATGCTGCCAAACACCATGTCGCCGGCGGCGATGCGGTTGTTCGTCAGCGTGATCGAGACGGAGGCACCAGCGGCGTTCGACAGCGCGGCCGTGGTGATGATCCCGGCGCCGTTGTTGATCGTCGGGGTGTTCGAGCCGGACGACGTGCCCATGCCCATCTGGAGCTGGCCCATGCGGGCCTGCTCGGCCTGCATCGTGCTGTTCGTGCCCGTGATGGCCGCCCATGCCTGCAGCGAGGCAAAGACCAGCGCGAGGCCGAGGACGATGGCGGCAGCTTTCTTCATCATGTCTCTCACCTGCGAAAGGACGGCAGAGACCGAAGTCCTGCCGTCAAGTATGGGACGCAATATCCGAGGGGAATCCGGTGCGACGCTGTGTTCGCGTCAGGTCGCCCAGCCGCCCTCGAACTCGATCAGGACGATCGCCTGCCCGGCAGTCGCCGCCGTGCCGGTCTGCGTGTACTTCGCAAACGGCCGCACGTTGCCGGCCGCCGTAAGGCTTCGACCAAGTGCTCGCACGACGTTCGTCACCGCAACAGCGCCCTCGTTGACGTCGCCCGCGTTGATGATGTTGTCGTACACACCGACGTTCGTGCCGACGGTGAGGACGTTCGTGGTCGCCGCGTTGAAGGCCACCACGATCTCGCAGAGCACGAGCGTGATGAAGGCATTCTGCGGGAGCCAGTTCTCGAACGGTACGCCGTTGGCAATGCCGACGTCGTTGTAGTTGATCGTCTTCTTGAGGGTGTTGGATACCTGCCGCGGGTCCTGACGCGGCACAACACCTTGAGTTCCGGTAGCCATGTGCCCTCCTTAGCTGAAGCTGGCGAGCACAATCGTGCCGTAGTCGACGGCATTGAAGCGGGTCTTTTTCAGACCGTGGATGCTCCATGCCGAGACTTCCAGCTTGCGCTTGTGATCGAACAGCTCCTCGTTCCAGCGATACTTCGACGGACCGTTGTCCTGCCCGAACGCCATGATCGCCGACTGGCCCCCAAGCAGCACGCCACGCTTCACGGTCGTGACCTCGGCGCCGGCAGCCGACACGCCGTTCGTCACGTCGAACGCCGATCGGATGATGATGCCGTTGTACTCGCCCATGGCACCCGTATAGATCGGGCTCATCGTGCTGCGACCCCCTTGCAGCGCCGCGCGCTCGATGTCGAACCACTGACCGGACGAGGTGTTCTGCCTGATCTGGAAAATCTGGTTCGGATGCAGCATCGCGACGAACTTGTCCGTCAGGGTGCTGTTGAAGTCGCGGCGCATGCGATCGCCGGAGCCCACCTTGACCGGGCGGATCGGCGGCGTCGCCGTCGTCGCAGCCAGCTTCGCCGAGTCCAGCATGGCGAGCGTGAACTCGTCGCCGGCAACCAGAAGGTCGTCGGATGCCTTGCCGTTCTGGCGGATGATTCGGCCGGCGCTCGGTGCCACCACGGCATTCAAGCCGGTGTAGCGAACATCGATCTGGGGCGTGAAGCCGCACACCTGATTGAAGAACGAGACCGAATAGCGCTTCGCCCACCAATCGGCGAGACCGTCGCGGGCCTCCTCGCGGAGGTTGAACGGGACGCGCTGCTGGTCGATCGTGAAGCGGCTCTTGACGCCCACCACGTTGCCGAGCTCGTTGATCACGAGGGCATCGTTGTAGGTCGTGAGCTGCTCGCCGTTGCCCTCGGCAACGTCGTTTTCGGAGAAACCGGCACCGTTCAGCTGCATCCGGATGCCGAAGGTGATCTGGTCACCCGGGCCCTTTTGCGCCTCGGTCTTCTGCTGGATGATGCTGTTGGCAGTCATGCCAATCAGCGGCCCGATGTCGGTGAACTTCAGCGCCTCGTGCTCAAGGGTGCGAGCCCAGAGCTTGACGGCAAGCGCGTCGTTGACGGGATAAGTGGTGTAGCCCATGGCACCCTGCGGGTTTGATGGTCGCCATCAGCGGGCGAGCCAAACAAGTTTCGCTGTTTGTGGGTGCGCGATTATCGTTCTGCGCAACGAGACCCCTAAAGCGTGAGGGGCTGCACGAGATCGCCTGCTTCCGGGGCGACGCCGGCGGGGCACTTATCGCGGCCCCGCGCGGGAAATTTCGCTTATGAACCGAACACGGACCGGAGTTGCTCCGGAGTAGCGGTGTTGAGGAACACTGCGAAATCGTCATCACTCATAGTCTGAACTTGCTGGGCTGTCAAATTCGTCTCAGGCGCTCCACCGCCTTCGCTGAGCGATCTGTTCGTCTCCACACCCATTTTCGCAGCCCTCACCGCATCGCCTACAGGCGTGCGCGCCTTGCCGTTCTGCTGCTGCCCGTTCTGGGCCTTCGCCGCAGGAGCTTTTCCATTCTGTTGCTGCTGCTCGCCGCCGTTCGCCTGCGCCGGCCGATAGCCGCGTGCCTTCGCCATCAGGTACAGCTGCCTCGCCGGCGACTGCTTGTTGTCGAGGGCGATCTTCGCAAGCTGGCGCTCCTCGGCCTCGACGGTCTTGACGATGCGATCAGCCTGCTGTGGCGTCAGCTGCGCACCTTCCTCCGTGAGATCGATCCCGAAATACTGAATGGCGAGCTCCATGGAGCGCGTTGCCATCATGAACTGATATGCCTGCGGGAAGTCGGCTCGCTCAGCGGTGAATTTCTGAACGTCGGAGGTGTAGTTGCTGTGCAGCGCGGTTGATTCGTCGCGCTGCGTGACGCCATTGCGGACGTCGGTGAGACCAGCCTCCAGCTGCGCAATCTTCTTCGCCTGCCACCCGGCAAACGCGAAGATGTCCTTTTCCGGATCGGGCATCGGCCCGAGATCGTCGCCATCCTCAGCCTCGGCGCCCGGAGCGCCCGAAGCGCCCGGCTGGGCCTGCGGCTTCGCGGACTTCTCCAGCGCCTCGACGATCAGCTTGTAGCGCTCATCGATCCGCGCAAGGTTTTCCTTGGTGGTGGCGAGCTCACTCTCCGCCTTCTGCGCCCGCTGGCGCACGCGCTGCATCCGCTGGTAGCTCACACGCTGCGGGAATTTCCCGCCCTGCGTCGGGTCCTCACCGTCGTCCTCGTCATCGTCGGCGCCGTCCTGCTGCGCGGCCGCCTTCGGGTCCTTGGCTGCCTGCTGGCCGTCCTGCTGATCCTGCTGCTGGCCGTCCTTGGCGATCGCGGCGCGCGCGGCCGCATCAGCGTCGGCGTTCACATCGCGGGACACCTGCCCGCCGTCATCGTCCGCGCCGTCCTCGACGATCGGGACGTTCGGCCCGGAGTTTTCCTGCATCTCGCGGAAGGCTGCGGCATCCTCGTCGTTCAGACCGAACGGGTTGCCCTCCTGATCGATCACCGGACCGCGCTTGTCGTCGGCGCCGACAGCATCGTCACCAGCCTGCACTTCTTTGCGAACGCTCATTGCTCTTGCCCTTCTCCAAATTGGTCCGCAGCAGCTGGACTATTTCATTCCACGTCATGCTGCAGTTTGCGCCCTGCACCACCCGGTGATCCGGCGTCGCCGGTCCGTCGTACAGCTCTACCGCCGGTTTATCCGGCGTCGTCTCGTTGGGCGATCGAACGATCAGCGTGTAGCCGTCGAACTCGATCACCGCCTGCTCCACGATCTTGCCGAAACTGCGCTGGTTGATGCGCCGCCCCGAAGGATCGCGCTCAATCACCACCGCCTCCGGTGCCCGGTGCTTCACCTCGCTCCAGCGATACAGCCCGAACAGGTCACGCTCGAAAAAGTGCTGTAGCTGGCGAAAGAGCGCCTTGCGCTCGTTCATCATTTGCGTGCCGCCTTCAGCTCCTCGTCCGTCAGGCACAGACGCAGCCGGCCCGGGCCGACAATGGCCGAGGGCACGTCGATCTCAATCCGGTTCGGCCGCTCCAGCGGACAGGCGTCCCAGCCCCGCCACGGGCCCGCGGGCGTCGATTGCGACGTGGCACCGCCCCGATAGACGTACTCATGCGACGGGCCGCCCGAGAACGTCTCCGCCACCGCCACGACCGTGATCAGCAGCGTCAGGTGCGGGACGAACCTAAGCATTTGTCTTGGCCCTCGGCTGCTTCGCCTTGATCCGGTCGGTCTCGGCGCCCTCGTACTCGCGGTGAGCAGACGCGAGCTCGGCCTCGGCGCGCGCGCCCTCGGTCTCGCTCTTGCGGGCCTCGGTGAGGCTGCGCATCCGCTCGGTGTGGCCCTTCTGGCGCTCGGTGTGCGCCTTCGCCATATCGAGCAACGTTTTCGCCGCGCTCTCCGCCTGACGGCCGCGAGATTCGGCCGCCTCGTTCTCCGCAAACGAGCGCCCAGCCTCGGACTCGTCCATGGCCGCGATCCGCTCGCGAATTGCCTGCATGCGCAGCAGCGTGGTTTCGGCGCCCTTCTTCTGCGCCTCCGCCTGCGATACCTGCGCCTCCGCCATGGCGAGGATCGGCGCCATCGCCGCCTCGACCTCGGCGCGCTTGTTGTCCGACAGCATGTTGTCGGCCATCGCCATCTTGTAGAGGCCCTCGATCTCCATCAGCTTGGCCTTGGCGCCGCTCAGCGCCGCATCGGCCTGCGATTTCAGCGCTGCGCCCTCGTCCTTCGACACCGTGGCCGTCAACGCGCGCATCTGCAGCTGCTTCATCTGCTGCTGCTCGGCCTGCGCCTTCGGATCGTTCTTCGCCTCCATGGCGAACTGCTTGATCAGGTCGACCAGACGCGACGGCAGCGGCGAATAGGCGAGGATTTCGGCCAGCAGGATCGGGTTGCCCATCAGCTGCTCCTTGAACACGCCAATCAGCGGCGCGATCACGGCCCAGTTCGCTTCCTTCTGGTTCGGCGACGTCGGCGCGTCGTCAATCACCACATCGTACTCGCCGACGGTCTTGTCCTTGACCAGCGGCACCGCCTCGGCGAGCTCCGGCCCTGCCACGCGGATCAACCGGCCGTCCGACAGGTATGTCTGGATGAAGAACAGCCGGCAGCGGCCCACCTGCTTCCGGAAACGGCGCAGCGAATCGAACATGGTCGCGAGCACGGTCATGCCGGCCTGCTTGCGCATCGCCTCGACCACGCCCGGCTGGTTCTGGTCCTGCTGCCCGAGCAGCTCCAGATTGATGCCGGTGACGTCCTTGATCGACGACACCGCGAACGACATCAGGTCCGCGAACCCCTTCACATCCGGGTTGCTGTTCTTCGGGATGATCTTCGGCTTGTCGCCCGACAGCGCGCCCTTGGCGAGGTACGTGATCCGATCGGTAAACGCGAGCGACTCCTCGCCCTGCCGCTCGTCGTCGAATGCGTCGTTCTCGGCGAACCAACCGCCCTTCGCCGCCGTGTTCAGGATGTGCAGCACCTGCGACATCCACTTGTTGGCCCAGCGCTGCGGGTCCTCCATGATCTTGACGAGGCCGAACCACGTGCCCGTGCCGGCGTCGTACTCGCCCGTGATGCAGGTCCAGCTGAACCGTCCTTCGACCGGGGGAGGCCCGGCCTTCTGCAGCATGCCGAGGCCGCCAAGGAACGCCTGCTTGAAGCGCCGGCGCGTCATGCGCACCGCGTCGAACTG